AGGGACGTCAGTAACGTCATAGACCTGCACCCCATGATCCGGCTCATGGTATTCCAAAGCCTTGGCTTTCGGGTTGTAACAGGCCACCTTCATACCGGGCTTGAATTGATCGTGAGTGATCCACCCCTGATCGGTAAGGGCCTCCGTTTCGGCATCATAGCACGCGAAGTTGTAGCTGTCGGCCATGCCCAGAAAGATGCCCGGCAGGCGGAAGGACCGGCGGACGCGCTGTTCGTTCTTCTCGTCATAGACCTCGAACGTGCTGTCGGCCTCCTGTGATCCGAACCGCTCCACGGTCACGCTGGCGGGGCGCTCATTCTCAAGGTTGCCAGATGACGGAACCTCCACGGCCACGCCGCGCTGTTTCGTCTTGGAGCCGCCCGTCAGATAGTCATTGATCGCCTTGGCCACCGGCTCCGATACCATGCCGCCCGTGATGAACACCATCACCGGAGGGACGCCGCCACTCTGGAAATAGGCGAGGTTGTGTTCCTCAGCCATCCGGCTCCCCAGCACGGACGGAAGCTGCGTGATCCATCGCGGCATCCCGTAGGGCGACTTCACGTCCTCAATATCCTTGTCATGGATCACTTCATGGGCGCGCTTGTTGGCGGGCAGGGTTTGGCCGTCCGGTGCCCACTCCCCGGTCACCCGGTTTAGGTCGCGCTGCGAGCCATATTCCTTGTAGTAGACCAGCTTGGTTCCGATCTTCTGGACGTAACGGCGCTCGGCGCGGAGGGTGGTCAGTTCCACGTCCTTACCGGCCCGGCGCATCTTGACCGTTACTTCGGTGGGTTCGTCCAGCTTGATCAGGCGCATCGACTTGGCGGGGGCGCGGCGAATGAACGCGAGTTCACCGAGGGCGTTGCGTTCCAGCACCATGTAGGAGTTGCCTGTCCGGTGCAGGTCGCGGCGAAGTTCCTTGCGTGTGCGCTGGAACGACTTGCGCGGGTAGACCTCTTTCAGAAAGTCCAGCAAGCCTTCGCGCTCTGACTTGTCCTCGTCGGTCAGATCAGCCTCGGTCTTGTCCCGGTTGACCAGCGTGTAGCCGGTGCAGGAGATATTGGTCACCATGGCTTCGATGCAGGGTTCCAAGGCGTTGTTCTCGGACACCAGCCGCTCAAGGCGTTCGGGGGCTATGGGGGGCGCGAGCAGGGAGGGCCCGGCGTGAATGCGCAGATAGTCCCGGAAGAACTGGTCCTCACTGTCGAGCAGCGTGGCGTCCACTTCGCCACCGAGGGCAATGTCCTTTTTCAGCTTCTCCGCGTGTTCCTTGGTGGCCCCACGCGCTTCCAGCGTGTTGGCCAGTTCTTCGGTGGACAGGCCAGTTAGTGCGTTCAGGATCAGCGCGCCGTAGCCATTGCGTCCGCCGTTAGGATTGGCGAAAATGTTCTGGCCTTGACCGGCGATCACGCGGCCCTCTTTTGTTTTGTCGTCAGCCATACCGGTGCCCCTTGCTCGGATTGCGGCGATCCTACGCGACCTCTGCCAATTCAGCAAGGTTCAAGCCTACCTCCGCATCGGTGGTGAACTTGAGTTCGGGCTTCCAGCCGAATGACTTCTCGAAGGGCAAGTCCTCCATCACCTGCCCGGAGTAGAGCAGCGCGTCGTCCACCTCGTCCTCCGGCACATACCACAGCCCTTGGTCGTGGATTTGTCCACAGGGTGTCAGAAGGGCCGGGCGTTCTTCTTCGATTATAGCCATGGACCACCACATCATGTCCACCAGCGTGGCCTGAATGGGGCTGTTGATTGCTTGGTTCTGAGCCTTCTTGCGCACCGCCTTGATCGGGCTGTTGATGTTGGGCAGGTGGCGCAAGCGGCCAAGGGGAGAGCGCACGGTGCCGTTCGTCTGAGCCTCTATGATCTGGCGGTCGTGCCAGTAGGGCAGGCCCGGATACAGATTGAAGAAAGCGTCCCGCATGGCCTCGGCTTGCTCAAGGGTCAGCTTCACCCCATAGACCGCCTCGGCATACATCATGAAGCCATATGCCTGCATCCCATAGATCAAGCCGAAGTTGCCCGCCTTGCCGTTCTGGCGGAGCATCTTGAAAGCCGCCTCATCCACCCCTTTCAGGTGCATGGCTTCCTCGTAGGTCATGCTGTTCACGGTGGCGGCGGTCAGCACGTGAAGGTCGATCTTGTTCAGGTAGGCTTGTAGCATCTTCTGCTCCCCGGCCCAGCACGCGGCCACCTTGAGTTCGCCTTGGCTGTAGTCCCGCGCGACGATCACGTGCCCGTCCGGTGCGACTATGCACTCCCGAAGGCGCTTGCCCCAATAGCTGTGCTTAGGGACCGTATTGTGAACCTTCATGGAGTTTGCAGAGAAGGCGTGGGTCTTGGGCAGGGTGAAGTCGTAAACCCACCCGGCCCCGGCTTCCTCCACACTTATCACCGAAAGGCCCTCCACGGGCTTCCTGTAGGCCGGTGGATAGTCTATGCCCATGAGGGGCAGGCCCGCCGCCGTCAGGTGATAGGTGGCCGTGTAGCCCAGATACTCCACTGCGAAGTGGTCCACGCGCCCCCTCGTTATAGGCGGGATCACGCCGTCGAACATGGCTTCCCGGACCATCACCTGTGTCAGTGAACGTGCGTTCACACGGACCCTCACCCCTCGCCTGCCTTTCCGCCCTTTCATATACTCGCCAGCCCCTTTCAGGATGCCGCGCAAGATGGGGTGCCACGCGGTTGTCCCGCGCAATTCGTAGGGGATGATGGGCACCGAGGGGTGAGGTATCCAGAGAAGCCACTGAACGGCCCGTGGGGGCATGTCTGGCACCATCTGCACTCGCACCACGTCTCGGACGGAAGCCCCGTCTACGGCGCGCTCACGGCTTGCTGTGATGCCCAGCTTCGCCGCCGCTTGCATGATGGTGTCACTGTGTTCGGGCTTGGTCTCAATGTAGAGGGTGTCGCCGGTGGCCGCTAGGTAGCCATGGGCCGCTATCACCCCCAGAGCCTCAAAGGCTTCATACGGGTAGCCCTCCGGCGGCGCGGCGCGGGTGACCGGCTTGGGCAGGGCTATACGGTCCGCCTCCCCTATGTCCTTGGCCTGCACCCATTGTAAACTCTGGCTCCCTTGGAAAATATGAAGCCAGATGGGGTGTTCCGGGGTGCAGGTGATTTGATTGCCACACTTGGTCCGTATCCGTAGCAGGTCAGAGCGCCACGACTTGAACACGTTGGTGGTGGTCTCCCAGCCTTCGCCACCCCAGACCGTGACCTCGTGAGCCTTGAAGGGGTTGTAGGCGTCGTCGGGTATCACCGGGTCTATCAGTTGCGCCGCTGTCCTCACCCCATGGGGCGTCAGTATCTCGGTCTCGCCCGTGACGCACTGGAAGGCGGGGGCGGTGGCGGACCCTCTGCCAGTGTTATGCGTCACAAGCCCGTTGGTCACATGACTGTGCGCGTCCTTTACAGTGACACCAAATGTCGGCTGAGGTGGTAATACCTCAATAGCCGAAACCTTGGTAGGGGCAAAGGTTGCTTTTGGAGGCGTAGTGGGTTGATAACTACGACGCTCACCAGACTTCACCATGCCCACAAGGCGGCGGGTTACCCCATACTCTTTTGCTATGGAAGTGTGAGTGCGGGGGTCTTTTGTTATAAAACCGATTTGCTGTTCTGTGAGTTTCTGATTTGACTTGGTGCCTCGGCCAGTGCCGTGGTTCTTCATGTCGTTGCGGTTATGTTGGTCGGTCCCCCATACAAGATTGTCCGCCCTGTTATCCCATGCCAGCCCATTAAGATGCCTGACTTGAGGCAAATTCTCCGGGTTATCCACGAAAACAGAGGCCACCAGCCTATGCACAGGGAAGTCTTTGTAATGTTCCCCACGAACCCATTTTTTATCCCGGCAACAGGATACCTTCAAATGTCCCCACCGCCCTTTAGGTGCTTGAGCAAGGATCGTTCCAGTATGGGAGGTTACCCGGCCCCACGATGAAACTTGCAAAGGCCAATCTGGAACCTTCCGCCATTCTTCGGCCCCAGACAAAGAGAACACAACCTGTTCTATCACTAGGTCCGAAGCGTTTACCCACCCGGACTGTGTTAGAAAGGGATGGTTTTCTGTGCAGGTAAGAGAGTTCCCATCCGCAGTTGATACCCTGACAACGGAGCGTGTGCCATTGTCTATAAGATCGGTTATGGGTTTCGTCTTGCCCAGATGCGTAAGGACTTCATCCCCCTTTTTAAGGGCTGTATAGGGTATAACCCCCTTTGTTGTAGTGAACAGCGTGTCAGCCGTGACACAGACCGTGCCCGCCGCCTCCTGCTCGTTGTTCTTACCGGAGCCTTGCTTGTGGATGATGTAGGAGGCGTGCCAGCGGTTGTCCGCTCGCAGGTGATTGAGGAAGCCCTTGTAATAGGTGCCGTGCATCTTGGACGTGGACTTGTAGTCCAGATAATGTTCGATCAGCGGCCCGGCGTCCGGGTGGTCCTTGAAGTGCGCAAGGTGCTGTTCTGACGTGGAGGGTGCCCCCGTCTTTTCCGTGGTCATGACCGGCTTGAGGTTCAGCCCTTGGGGGGAGAACAGGAAGTCCGCGATCATCTTGGGCTTGGACAGGGGAGCGCCGCCGTGTTCGTCAAGACCCCCGGCCTTGTCCAGCACCCACTTTGGCAGGGTGTTCACCGCCTTCTTGGTGGCCTCTATCATCCGGCCTTCAAGGTCCGCGCCGAACGCATGGAACTTGTCCGTGTCCACGCATACGCCTGTCCGCTCCATCTTGTGCAGCGCCTTGAGCGTGGGGTGCACGATGTTCAGGTAGACCGAGGCCAAGCTGTTCTTGGCAGGCTTGCCGTTCTTGGTGAGGTTGTCGGACAGGAGTTCCTTGCGGATTTCTCCGTAGTTCCTCAGACACGCATCGGTGTCACCCCCGGCGTAGGGTAGTAGGTCCGCCTTGGGGACTTCCCCCATCTTGCTCTTGTCATGGGAGGCGTTGAACAGGGTGTCGTAGCCCCCCAAGTCAGGGGCGTATATCTTGGTGTGCAATTCCAGCGTGTTAGGTCGATTTTCGTCCACCAGCGATCCGCCGTTGCACGTGTCAAAGGCAAAGCGCGGGCACAGGTCGATGCCCCACTTCTCCCGGACCCAGCCCATGTCATACTTGAAGTTCGCGCCCACCAGCCTGATCCACGGTTGCGCCGCTATCCACTCAAGTTGAGGCAGCAGGTGCTTCTGAATATGTGCCCACGACATCCCCAGCGTGTAGATCACATCCGTGATGCCGGGCTTGGCCGTCGCTTGCAGACACACGATCTGCTTCGCCGGGTTGTAGGGGTCCAGCCCTTCCGTCTCGGTGTCCAGCGACAACTCCACAGGAAGGCCCGTCAGGGCGTGCTTTGCTTTCAGGTAGGCAATGACCCCGGACAGGTCGGGCACGTATTGATAGTTGCCCAGAATGGCGTCCATGGAGCCGGTTTTCTCGAACCGCCGGTAGATGCCAAGGTCCGTCTCTAACTTGACCCAATCGGCAATCTCTATATTCCTCACTTGCGGGGCGTAGGTGATGCCCAGACTGAGGGGGCTGGACCAGCCGTCCGGTTGGATGTTCTGAAACAGCTTGCCCCGGTTGGCCTCGACGCCGCCCTTCTTCGGTATCCACCCCGCCGCCTGCACCATCTTGACCGCCGGGCCACCGCACGCAATCCAGAGCGGTTCGTCCGGGTCAGGCTGTAGCCATTGCGGGTTGATCTTGACGCTGACGCCCTCTTGCACTTTCAGGTGCGAGAGGGCGCTCTGGACATCAAGTTCGTCAGCTTCGCTTATGATCAGCCGCATGGTCGTCCCTTCATTTGACCCCCTCGGTCAGCTTGCCTATGGCCGGGAACCCGGATGTGATCCAAGGACGCAGCGCCGCATAGAAGGCCCCGAACAGGGCGCGGTATTCTCCGGCGGTCTCGCTACTGTATGGCCCGCTCATATGAGCGTGGCAAGTCAGGCGGTCGTCATACTTGTTCACCACCCCCAGCCGCTCGAATATCGCCAACGCTTGGCCTTGGGGTGCCACGTTCGTGTTCGTGGTTACCCGGAAGGAAACCTGATTGCCCTTGATGCGCGCGGCCACCTTGAGTTCCGGCCCGATGAAGCAGGTCTTGTAGATCGAACCGCTCCCCGTGCCAAGAACCGGCTGGTGCATGGCGTCGGACTGGTGCAGGTGCAGCACGCCGGGGAATAGCTTCTGAGCCACCGCCTGCACCCATTCCTCATCCTGCATGTCGTCATAGGGTGCCACCGGGGCCGGAGCCAGCGCCTTGACCTCCTTCATGCCCCCCGCTTGCGCTACATACTTCTCGCCTTGGGTGGTGGCCGTCACCACGCCCGCGAACAGTTCGATGATGGCGTCACGGGTGGTGTCGAACTTGAACCCCTTCTTGATGCCGGGGATGCCCACCGGGATGGTGCACTCGATGTCCTTGTGGCGTATGTAGGTCTCCGTCATGGAGACAAAGACCTTGGTATCCTCGGGCAAGGACAGCGCGGCCCTCACCTGATTTTGTAGTTTGATAAGAGGGCCGGGGTTGTCGGTAAAGGCCGGGCTGAATTTCACGGGCATATCAGGGTCTCCAAGGTTGGTGTCCTGCCAGACTAAAAGCCCGCGCCGCGTTTATCAACCGCTTTGCTCGCGTATTTGTCAGGCGGCATCTTGCACCCGAAGTGCGTCACAAGGAAACCCTCCTGTGCCTTGTTCTCGACCGCCTTCTTGCAGTAATGCTCCCGCGTCCACCCGATGGCATCGTCAGAGACGCCCAGAGCGGCCACGACAGCGGCAAGAACCATCCCCGTGCGCCCATGCCCCCCGATGCAGCCCACGTGCACCGTGCAGCCATCTGACAGCGCCCCGGTGATGTAGGTGATCAGGGACTTGAACTTCTCCGGGTTGGCCGGGATGCGCATGTTTTCGATAGGGTAGAAGATTGACACGGGGGTGGTGTGGAAGTCCGTGCCTTCCTCGAAGTAGGGATGCTTCATGGAGCCGTCCAGCGCGACGTAGACGTGGACGTTCTCGTGCCGCTGGTGGTCCCGGCAGTTGCCGCCCAAGAGGGTGCCTCCGCCAAGCGACAGGGCGGGGTGGTCCATGTGGCACGCGCCGGAGTTGAACGAACGCTGTCTGGGTTCTCCGTATCCGCCCATGTCGTAGTATCCTCCGTCAATGGTGATGGCCCCGTTGCCGTGCATTGTGCCGCTCTTGCGGCGTCCGTCTTGGGTTCGTTTCGTGGTCATGTCTCTGCCCTCTGTGTGCTGGTGGTGAATGTGATAGGCCCCAGCTTCTTGCTGGTGACGCCGCCCTTCTTGGACCCCTTCACCGCCGAAGCCAGACCCTTCTGCCCGTCACTGGTCACGCCCCCGCCCGCGCCCGGCTTGTAGTCCGGGTTCACGGTCTGGATTGCGGCCACGGCCTCGGAGACAAACTCCACGAAGATGGGCAGGACCGGGTGCTGATAGTCGCTGTCCGAGTAGATCGTAGTGGCCAAGTCAAACACGCTGGACTTGGCTTGCGCGTTCAGGGTGTTCGCAAGATTGCTGTCGTGATATTTGAAATAAAAGCCCTTGTTAAAGATCGGCCCGGTATTGTGCACAAGGGTCCACGCCCGGTCCGCCGCGAGCATCGCGCTGGTGTCTCCGTCGATGTATTGCTTGATCACCAGAGCGATGTCGGCCCACTTCTTGCCGCCGAACGCGCCATACCAGCCGCCGTGTCGATAGTGGCGTTCCACCGCGTCCACATAGGCCCCGACCGGCTTGTGTCCGATGTTGTCCACGTGCTTCATGTATGACCCGCCGCTGGTGATGGCCTTGACCGCCGCCAGTATCTCGGGGTCGATGTTGGTGCCAGCGAACGCCTTGTTCGTCATGGTGCTGGACCCATGGCGCAATTCCTTAGTGATGATCTGCCACGTGTAGAAGATCAGTTGCTTGCAGACCACGCCGCACGATTGATACCAGAGCGACGACAGGTGAGCCAGCTTCTCCGGGGTCAGGGTAGGGGCCGTGATGGTGAGCATGTCCGCCAGTTCGACGCCGCCATAGTGGATGAACGCGCCCATCGTGGGGTGCATGTCGTCGGGATGAATGCTGGTGGTCTCAGCGTGGCGCACATCCTTGATGGGCAAGGCCCGCTGGTTCTTTGCAACGCGCAAGGGGTGGGTCTTGAAATAGTCTAGGGTAGGCATGGGTGTCTCCAAGGTTAAGGCGGTGATAGGGGCAGACTACACGCCTGCCCCGCGTTTGTCAACCGGCTTTCAACAGGCGCTTGAGCCAGCCCATGCCGATGCGCTCCATGAAGCCGGGGCGCTCGGGCACCGGGTCCAGATGCAGGCCCGTTTCCACTAGGTTGCGCACTTCCTCGGTCATGGAGAACTCGGCCACTTGCTCTTTCTGTTCGGCGGTCTCGACCGCGCCCGACTTGTAGATGGCCCGGATATACTTGATGGCGTCCGGGCCGTTCATGCCGGGGTGTTGCCCGGCAAGGATGGCGAGCAGGGTTCCCGTCCGCCCGGTGCCGCCCATGCAGCCCACGTAAAGCCGATAATCCTCTTTCAGCAGCCGGATGATAGTCGGCAGTCCCGCCGTCAGCTTGTCCGGGTCGAAGGGCTGGAAGTCCTTGGTCCCGATGTCCACGGCCACCCGGCTGGGGTCCGCCGGGATTTCCTCCGCGCACCGGACCAGAAGCCGGTCGTCGGGAAGTTCGCGGGTAGGCCCGGCCATGATGTAGGCGATCTGGTCGCCGGGCAGGAAGATGGGGAGGGTCTTGGTAGTCATGTCAGTCTCTCCGATCAGTCGTGGTGTCACATAGGGGTTGCGTAGGATCAAAGGCTCGGGGGCAGGGGCGGGAGCAGGTGCCCCGGTGCCCGTCGATGGTGGCCTGTATGCGGCGCACCATCATGCCGCCACAGAGACGGCACTCAGTGACGGGTCTGGTGTCCGTGGGGCGTGGACCCACCATGACCACAGACACCACCTGTCCGCCCCGGATATGAAGCACGAAGGGGCCATAGGCTCGATTGCCCGCCGGGTGCTGTATCGGCATGGCATTGATGGCCAGCCCCCGGACGCGGGCCTCGGTGTCACCATATAGGCCACAGGACCGGCCTTGCAGGATGGCGTTGCGGCTGACCGTTATCTCATGAGGAAGGGTCATAGGGCTGTTCCCGGATGCGCACCGCACGCGGCGCGTCGAACAGGAACTTCACCCGGTTGGACATTACCTTGTTCCGCTCCATGGAAACGAACACGTTCGGGAACACTTCTACCTTGCGGTCGGCACTCACGACGAAAGGCTCGGGTTCCTGATCCACCGAAACCTGCACCACGCCGGGCGCTCGTAGCGTGCCGACCGTCAGCAAGCGGTCGCCCACCTTGATGCTTTGGCCCTCGTATGCGGTTATTACAAACATGGTGCAGCATCGCCTCAGTCCCCCAGCAGGTCAAGCAAGTCCAGCACGCTGATCTTGCTGGTGTTCATTTTCACTTTCAGGCCGGTGGCGACTGCCTCGTGCATTTCCTTCGGCACGCCATAGAGGACCGTCATATCTTCCATGTCCGGGCCGTAGTGTTCCGCCAAGGAACCGAACAGGCTGGCGGGTGTCGGGGAGAACATATCCTCCCCCAAGCCTTCCAGTTCAAAGGCCAGCGCCACCGTCTTGCCCTTGAGCATAAGGCGCTCGGCGCGGGCAAGCTGGCGCTCGACGCCGGGCAAGTCCATGGGGTTCAAGGGCAGGACGACATGCTCGCCAAGCCCGCAATCCCGATAGTAGGTCTCCGCCGGAACGTCCACGCCTTGACCTTGGACAATCTCGTGCAGGAGGCTGTAAATCTCGCGCGGGGGCGCGGCCTGCTCGACCTTGCACTCCCCAAGCCATACCTGCCCGGACGTGCCGTCCAGCGTGACGGTCATGCCTTCCTTGATCAAGGCGGCAAGGCCGGAAACCTCGAACCCTTTCTGGTGGATGGCCGGGGCCATGCCACCGCATCCCACCACGGCGGGAACCCCGATGCCACGGGCTACCACGGCGGAGTGGCACGTGAAGCCCCCGGCGGCGGTCCAGATTGCCCCGGCCTTGGCCATGATGGGGAAGTCCTCGGGTTGCGTGTCCACGGCCACCAGAATGCAGTCCTTGTCCACCTTGTGGAGCGGGGTGGCCCGGAACACCACCTTGCCGGATACCGCGCCGGGCGATGCCGCCAGCCCGGTGCTGATCGGGGCCTGCTCAGTGTGAACCACCGGCACCTGACACTTGGCGATCATGCCCCGCGTCACGCGCTCTTTCAGGTAGGCCAGTTGAGACACCGGCAATCCCTGATGCAGTTCCTTGGCAAGAGCGCAGGCCGTGACGATGCGGGCGCGGGCGCTCATCTTCGCCGTGCGGGTTTGCAGCACGTATAGTTCGCCCTTTTCGTAGGTGAACTCGATGTCCTGAACATCGCCGTAGGTGCCTTCCAGCTTGGAGCAGAGTTGCGCCAGTTCGTCTTGCACGTTCAGGGGCAGTTCGCTGATCGGGTCCGGGGTGATTTCGCCGGAAACCACTTCCTCGCCTTGCGCCTGCACCGCGAACTCGCCGCGCATCTTGGCCTCGCCGGTGGCCGGGTCGCGGCTGAACATGACGCCGGAGCCGGAGAAGCCCCCCGCCGTGCCCATGACCATGCGCTGGATCACGCATCCGGTTCCCATGTCTCCGTCGATATTGTGCATCTTGCGATAGGCCACGGCGCGGGGTGTGTCCCAGCTATCGAACACCGCCTTGACACACGCGGCCACCTGATCAAAGCGGCTCTGCGGAATGGCCACCTGTTCGCTGGCCTGAACCACGCCGGTGAGCAGCTTGCGGAACTTGCCGGAGTGACCTTGTGAACGTGCGTTCACCAGATCGCACAGTTCGGCGGTGCGGTCCTTCGGGACGCCGTGCACGATGCCCAGCCATGACGTGACGTAGCGCCGGGTAGCGCCGGGGAACATATCGTCAAGTTCGGGGGTGACGCCCACGTTCAGAACGGTGTCCATCATGCCGGGCATGGAGATAGGGGCACCGGAGCGCACGCTGAACATGCTGTCCGGGTAGGCGTCAAGGTGGGCCATGATTGCTTGATCCACGGCCACCGGAAGCACGCTGGTCTCACGGTAGGTTTTCCAGCACTCAGTGGTCAGGATCAGCGCCTCGGGCACCGGGAGGCCCGCTTGTGCCATGCCCAGAAGGCCAGCACCTTTGCCGCCATGGAGGGCGTTGTCAGGTTGAGCGTTCGCGCCGGTGTTGGCAAAATAGCTAGGCATCGGGGTGGTCTCCAAGGTTGTGGTCTTGGGGATACTCCCAACCCGCGCCCCGTTTGTCAACCGTCTATTTTGCTCTCGGGATAGCGATACAGTTCGGTGGCCAGATATTGGTCATAGCACAGGCCGGTCATGCGGACGGCGTGCTTCACGTCAAGGTTCCAGTCCCCGACCTCATCCGTCTCCGCGTCCTCTTTGAGCAGGATGGCGGCGGGCACCACGGGCGCGTCCGGGGGGAAGCGGTAGTCGTCCACCAGCTTCACCAGAGCGCAGGCGTTGACATACAGGAACTCCCGGTTGTTCAGGTAGAACCCGGCGCTTTTGATCTTGCCATAGGCGGCGTGCATACGGTTCAGCATGGTCTCACGCTTGCGCTCGGGTAGCATGGCAGAGACGCGGGCCATGCTGGTCAGGATCGCGGTGTGCACGTCCCCCCGGATGGTGGCCTGAAAGGTCTGGTGACAGTCGTCAATCGCCATGTGGAGGCAGTAGGAGGGCAGAGCCAGCGCGGCGGCTTGAGCGGGGTTCTTCACCCGGACAGCCTCTTTCTGTTGCCGACCCTTGTAAATCTGATCCCACTGTTCCTCGTCGGACAGTTCGCGCCAGCGCGGCGCACGCTTGGGCTTGGGGCCTTCTATGGGGGCGAGTTCACTTGGTTTTTGCATGGGGGTGGTCCTTCCAGTAGGGGGCGGCGTGGTCAGCGAAAAGGTCGTTCTTGCGGGGCTTGCCGGTGATCTTTCGCGGCCCCTTGTGATGATCCATATACTCCCCAAGGAAGCAGTTGACAAACGGATGGCCTCCCCCGGACCGGCGCGGGATGTGCCCTGTCAGGTTGTTCATCCGGCCCCCGGCCACCTTGGGCCGCGCCATGTCGAACAGGTAGCTGTCGTGCCACTCTCGCTGTTTTCGGAAGTCCCCGCTGGTGTAGAGCCTGACCCATTCTTCCAGCACCGCGCGGCCCTTGCTCTCCGGCCTTAGACAGAACCATAGGTAACCGCACTCGGTGTATTTGTAGGACCGTCCGAGGGACTGCATGTCGAACTGAGGCGGGGCGATTTCGAGAAGGGCGCGCTGATCCACCTTGCGGTGGGTGATGGTATCGGCGTCGAGCCAGATCACGCCCTCATAGGGTTGGGGCAGATGGTCGTTGCGCGTTGCGAAGTCCCAGAGACAGAACGGCTTGTGGCAGAACTTGATGGCATCGAAGCGGTAGTCATAGGGCTTGCCCCCCGGCGTGCCCGTGCACTCCGGCTTGTCCTTCCATCGCTTGATGAACTTGGCCTTCTGGGGTTGCGCCCCTGCCATGACGCGGAGGTTGGGGCGTTCGGGTAGGGGCACCGGCTGGTCAGGGTAGACGAACAGCGTCACGTCCGAAGGCCAGTGCTTGAGCCATGTGTCGATCATGCGGTGTGCGTATTGATCGAAGCCCGCCGCTGAGAAGGTGGTGACCACCGCCAGTTTCCGTGTCATTCGTCTTTCCCCTGTTTCAGCATCAAGCTGGATTGCCGAGGGTCCACCCCCCACTTGACCCAGACCGCGCGCTTGGTCGCCAGCCCGTAGCAGCACCCCGCTATTGTGTCGGCCAAGTCCTTGGAACTCTCGGTCGGGTGATCCACCTTTTGCTTCTGTGAAATCCAAACGAGGTCTTTCAATTCGGTGCACGCCAGTTCGCTATCCGGCCCCTCCACCAGCCCGTCAAGGATCAGTTGCTTGGTGAGCATGTAGGGTTCAGGCGTGCGGTCCAGTGACAGGATGCCAGACGTGATCTGGCTCCGGCGCATGGTCTGAATGAAGTCGGCGGATTGAAAGCCGTCCAAGGACACCCATTTGATTTTGTAGCCCATGTCTCGCAGGACGAACACCAGCTTCTTGATCTTGTGGATCGGGATTTGGCTTCCTCCGGTGGGCCGGATACTGAGCATCCCGTCCACGCGGATGCGGGGCAGGGTGTCCTTCATCCCGCCGCCCCGGTCTATGACCTTGAAGCCGGGGCAGTGCGCCATGGTGACCGCCGCGTTGTCCATGGACAGGGCGAGGTCCACGTGCAGGTAGCGGTCCACGTCCGGGTCCGTGATGCCGTGCTTGATGATGCGCGCCCCTTGGGTGGCGAAGTCGCACCAGTCTGGATTGAAAATGTTCTGACGCTTGCCGAACGCGGCCTTGATGGCGGCGAAGTTGGGGATGAAGTTCGAGAACCCGTGCAGGGCCACGCCAGCGATGTCCTTCACCGCGCCGGGCAGGTCGCTGTCAAAGGCGTTCCGATAGTCCACCGGCACTTCCATGATGAACGGGGCGTCTCCGGGGTGGACCTTCTCGTGGTCAGGCATGACGCGAGGGCGGCGGGTGCCGTCGCCAAGGAACACCCGGAAGCGTTCAGGGGAAAAGCGGTCGTCAGGCTGAACCTCCCACGGGCGCTTGTCGTAGACATAGATCGTGGTGTCCCCGTCGCGCTCAAGCTGGCGGTCGCGTTCCTTGGTCTTGCGGTCGGTGAACTGCCCGGCATAGTTGGCAGAGCCGACGAGGCACAGCATCCCCGGCACCTTGCCGATACGCTGGAAGCGGCTCTCCCGGCGGCGGCTGATGGCCCGGTAGTTTTCCAGCATCTGGTCGTGGGCCTCACCCCTCTGACGCTTGGCCGATTGCTGGACCACCTTCATGTGGTTCACCTCGTCAATCAGGCCCCCGAACACGTTCTCACCGATGGCGGCGGTCTCGGTGCCGGGCAGGGGTTGCACGAACACGGTGCTGTTCTTGAACTGGATGGTGGCCTTCTTCTCGGCGTCGTGCGGGGCGTTGATCTGGAACCATGGCGAGTTCTCAAGCATCCTCCGAAAGCGCATATAATCCACGGTGTAGGCCGTGCCGCCGGTAACCGACTGCATCACGAATGCAATCTCTGAGTTCTGGTCCAAATCGAACTCGTCGTGCGGTGAACGCAAGTTCATCACTAGGTAGAGATAATAGGCCATGATGCAGAGGGCGGCGGTAGTCTTGCCCGTGCCGATGGCCCCGGTCAGCACCGCTTCCACATAGTTGCC